GCGTTTAGTCGTATTTGCACTTGTGTCAAAGATAACCAAGTCGTCGTCGTTAGCGGTATTTGCCCCGCTAACTGCCGTCAATTGCGGTATACGACTTCCCGGCATTTCACGCTCCTAACCTATTAGCTGGCCATAATAACCCAGTTCGTGCCGTCAGACACGAGCAGAGCCCAGTTACCAGCAGTGTTGGTAACAATAGCCGTACCTGCAGTGTTGGAGTTAGCAGGGACAACGTTAGACGAAGCAGAGTTAACCGCCTGCGCCTGAATGGTCTTAATGACCAGAATACGCCCCGTCCATGACGCCGCAGCCGGAAGCGTGACGGTGCACGCCGATCCGGATTTGTTGTTGACAAGGAAAGTTTCCGTATCAGCAACAGTGAAATCTGCCGTCTTTACGACCGGAGCAGTCGACTCAAGAGCGCCGTTAAACTGCGTAACCCCGCTAACAGTAAGCGAATTAAATGTCGCGGTACCGCTAGTAATCGTTACGTTGTCTTGGGCGATGCCTGTATAGACACCCATGAAACTACTCCTTAAGCGTTAGTGTTAACGACCACTGCAAACGCTTCCACAACACAATCGGTCGGGACCGCAGTGTTAATAAGAAGGTCGATGGTGTCAGCCGAGGCGACAACCGAAGGATTGGCGAGGTCCGCCGCCTTCAGTCCGAGCGAGTTCGACGCGGCATCGTTGGCATAAGCGTTAGCCGCGTACGGCGTGCCGCCAGTGAAGCCGAGGTCAAACGTAGCCGTCGTATTAGTCGACTCGACCTTGGTTACAACAAGACCAGCCGAGAGCACGACGGACCCAGCAGGAAGAGAAATAACCTGCAGCGTGTCCGCAGCAGCAAGCGCCGTAGCGCCAGCCGCCGTACGTGCGGCGACGATCTTGGCGAAGTCAAGCTCAACAGTGAACTTGGAAATGCCGTGACCGTCCGGGTACGCAGCCGAGCCTTTGTTGAAGCCCAGCGAATCAGTATAAGCAGCCATATCAGTATCCTTTCAAATCTGAAGCTACAACGCGATGCTTACGACAGAGTGACGACCGCTTGAGCGAGCGCTTCACCCTTGACAACTTTGTAGCCGTAAACCTGAAGGCCACGAACGATATTGCCGAAGGTAGATTCCGAACGGATGGTCTCCATCTCCGTCATCTGAGATGCGAAGGTAAAGCCCATTTTGTGTCCGGCAATAAGATTAAACTTACCGCCAGTATCGACTTTCAGATTGTGGGATACGTAGAGCGTAAACCGATCAATCATACCAAGTCGGCCATTGCGGAGCGGAGTGACCCCGTCGCCGCTGAGCGATGCATCCTTGAGTTCCGACTTCTTGATAAGACCAGCCATCTTGGCCGGGATAACAAGGAAGCGGCCCGTCTCCGGAGCGTTGGCTTCGTCAAGAACCGTGCCCATATCGACGATAAGATCGACGACCGGGACCGTACCACCGGCTCCATCCTTGGTCACAGCACGCGGCGAAGCCGTGGTGCCGAGGTTAAAGGAGGCCGTCTGCTCACCCGCCGTCGCGCCCTTGTTGGTAGCAGCGATATCCGGCAGGAGGTCCGTCAGAACGCGCTGGTCGATCTTGATCTTAAGACGCTCAGAGGCGTCCTTGGACCAAGTGTCCATCAGCTTGATATCCGACTGGATGCGATCAACATCGTCTTCGACGCAGGCAAAGTACTCGCCTTTGTCAATGACAAGCTGGATCTTCGGCTTGTCGGGGTTCTCAACCGTCAGCGTCTGCCCTTTGACGTAATCACGGATCGTGATTTCCGGCGTCGTGCGGATGTTGACGGTGTCGCCCATGCGGCGAATCTCGCCCTCATAGTCGGTGTTTGAAATAGCCGAGAGGACGGTAGCGTCGTAGAAGTTTTCAATAAGTTTGCCAGACCAGATCTCGGGGATAAAATTACCCGAATAATTGGGCCGACCGGGGGAAACTGGATATGCCATTTTTCAACTCCTTGATCTAATTAAGCAGCGACAATGCGACCTTCCCGCTGTGCAGCGAAGATGTCGCGTTCGATTCGGTCGCGTTCCTGCTCCTTGCCCCTGTACTTTCCAGACTTAACATCATTGAAAAACCTTCTGATGTCTTCTGTAGAGTATGTGGCGCTGTTAGTATTTACAGGCGCTGCCGTCTTTCCTCTTCCGGGAGCAACCTGTTTTTCCAACTGAGAAGCCTGAACCTTCCGATTGGGTTGAGCAACTGACGACTCTGAAGTACCAGACCAACTATTAAAGAAGTTAGCTACACGGCGGGCATCCAGATTACGCTGTGCGTCTTCAAGATAGACCTGACGTGTAAGCCCTGTAAGCGGATCTACTTCCAGCAACCATTCCCTGAAATCAGGACTTTCGTTGATAGTAGCCCACTGGGGCGCATACGAAGTCAATTCCGTCCAGAACTGCTGTTCGCGAGACTGAGCGTGATTAGCGGCAATCTGCTCCACACGTGGGACCACGGAGGTTTGCATCTGCCGTATAAGCTTCTCAAGTTCTGCGATACGGGCCTGCGCTGCAGCCGCTTCTTCCCTACTTACCCGACGCATAACGTCGATTGACTCGCCATACTCCTCGATATCTTTGTCAGTAATAAGCTTACTGGGTGATTCGGGAGCCGGCTGCTGCGTAGAAAAAGAAGCCATCAGCTGCTCAAGGTTAGAAATTTTGGCTTGCAACTCTTTATTTTGAGCGTGCAAACGTGGAACTTCTGCGTTGTACATCCCTTGCAGTGTACGGTATTTTTGTTCGAATGACTCTCCTTGTTGGGTGCCTGCCCGAGTTTGCTCGTTTTGGACAGGCTGTTTTGCAGTTTCCGTCACACTGTCGGCTTCAGGAGTTGCCTCTTCCGAAGATGCAGCCTGAGTCTCCTCTGGCGTCTCTTGGTTAAGTTCCAAATACAACTGCTGTACAGCCTCAGACTGTTTGCGAACCTGCTCTGGTAGTGCCACGTTGAACGCTCCTATCGGTGTGCGTAATTAAACGGCTGCCTGTTTTGGCTTTGCCGCAAGATCAGGGGCATCTTTTGCGAGACGTGTAATCTCGCTTAAAACTTGACAGCGCCCCTGTGCAACTGTCACGTTTTGTCCACTATATGGTAAAGCTTCTAATTCTAAAAGCCTCCACTCGTTTAACCATGTAAACAATTGTGGATACTGCAATGTTGCAGCAGCCAATGCTTTTACAACGTCTGGGTCTGGGCGTTTCATGAACCCGCTCCAGTTACCCTATTACTGACGACATTACCCTCCATACCCCCCATGGTCTGACCACCGGGCTGGATAGGAGCGGGCGCAGAAGGCTGCTGCATGGAGGCTGACTGCGCTGCAATACGCGCTTTGTGGGCTTCTTTCTCCCGGGACGGGACAACTTCGTCCACGGGCATCTGTAGCCCCTTGGCCACCTCACGCAGCAGGGCTGCGCGTCCGTCTTTCCCAATGATCTCAATATCAAACTGGTTGGCTGTAGCGTTCAGGAACTCTATGCGCCTTACATTTACAGTCTCTTTAACCGCCAGATTGACCGCACCCATCGGCACAATCTCTGCATCGCCCTTAATAGCCTCGTCCTCGTCGTATCTCATATTGTATATAAACTGACGACGCACCATCGGCTTAACAATGTCATGGTCTATGTGCATTACGACCTGTCGTATGCCCTTGCCGGCTGACCCCATAAGCATGGACAGGCCGGAAGCTGTGCGTCCCGCCCCTTGCACGTTCAAATCACCATAAACATACGCCGGAATGCCGGAATGATCGTCCGCCATACGGCTAAACCGCTCGTAAACGGCCATAAGTGTCTGGGCATTGTCGTTTGGCTGGTTAAATCTGACCGCAGGGGCGCTTGACCCGAGCGGATCGTTGGTTACCTGCCAGATTTTCCACGGATGGATCTGTGTAATGTCTTCATTTGGCGGAATACGCTCCAGATTGACCTCAACTTGGGGTCCGGACGCTATACCCATGTTGTTTACAAGGGCTCTGGCCGCTGCATTACACACGGATTGGATGTCTTTGAGGATTTCCGGGATAGATTTCCCCCAAAACGCACCCGGAACCTTGATAAATGAGGTCTTTGCGTAGGGTTTTTCGCCAAGTGGATCGTAATTCAGCACTGCCTTGAGCACATAATTGCCCGACATCCACACATTTGCGTCGTATTCCTTGGCTTCGTCGGGTACGTCTTCCTCTGGCATACCCCATTCACGCAGCATCTTGCCGCTAACCTTGCCCCAGAACTCCAAAACATCGAAAGTTTCGGTCGGAGACCGGTAAGAATAGAACTTTCTCTCCAGATCGTTCTTTACAAGCTCGACATCTTCGTTGATCCAGCTTGAAACATTGCCGATTTCAAGCACTTTTCGTATGGCTTCGTCATCGTAACCGGGTACGCCGATAAGGTCGGCCAGATCCATGCGGCTGAGCGGATGGTGCTCAAACAAATAACCTTCATTTATATGGGTTATCTTAGGCTCCGGATAGATACGGAACGGATCGACCCGTTCGTACTCAGGCGCAAGACGCTCTGAAGGCTCTGCAACAGTCGCTCCGAAGCTGTCCTTGGACCAGCTGAGCACGCGCTGCCGCCTGACAATAGGTCCTTTGACAAACGCGCAGGGGAAAGTCGCAAGATCTGTGATAAAGTCGTTGAACGCATCAGCCCACCCGCCCTGCGCAAACTGATCGTCTATCTTGATCTTCATGCTGTCGGCGCGATTGTGAGCCTCCTGAAGCAAGCGGAACCTGAAGTCCTGCGCTACTACTTCACGTAGCTGTTCAACCTGCGCCGGAGACGGAGCCATACCGTCTGTCTGGATTATACCCAAGATCTCTTTTGCAAGTTCTTCCTGAATAGCCGCTTCTTTAGTAGGGTCAATTGAGGGTATAGGCGTCGGTTTAAGATCCCACGGAGGCGAGCCCGTATCCATGAGGATGTCGCGCAGCCAGCTTTCAGCTGCGCGGCACTTAACCTCCGTCAGCATCATGAAGATATCTGACCCACCAACCGCATTAATCTGCTTGCGTTTAGAGGCGTCGTACTCTCCGTTACGCTGTCTCATACTATCGAGCATGATGTACTCGATAGGTTTCTTGGCTTCTTTTGCCGCATCCCAGCATCGGCGAAGATACGCAGCGAGGCCAAGTATTATCGGGTTATTCTGCCGTTCTGCCAGATCGCGCTCGATAGCCTCTTTTTCCGCAGCTGTAAGAGCTACGTTGTTGACCACCCGAAGCATCGTCATGTCGGCCATTTATCTA